ATCGATGATGTCGTCACGATCCAGCTTGGAGCGGATGTAGACCGTCACGGGGTCGGTGGTACGGTTGAGAATTTCGATGTTGCCAGCATCAGTCTTCTGGGTGCCCTTGGTATAGCCCTTGGCACGGCGGGTGCTGATGTCACGGACATCGGCCTGGCGGGTACGGATGCGGCTGATGGGGCTCTTGTGAACCTTCGCCAGCACCTTACCGATCCAGCCCTGATCGGTAGTCAGCAGTTCGGGAGCGCCGGGCTTGAGATCCTTATACTCCGGGAACAGCTGGGCGATGTTCTTGACGCCCAGATCATTGTCGCCCTCGGCATGGGACAGGGTGCTCTTCTTTTCGTCGATGAAAGCAGCATACGCAGCCTTCAGAGAACCTCCGCCATAGCTCTTGGCCAGCTCGATGATCGCTGCGCCATCCGCATGAGAGAGCACGGCCTCGTCCTTGTTCTGGGTTTCCTGATCGAAGATATTACGCTTCATTTCGGTTTCCTCCTCTTCCTTTTCGGAATTGTGTTTGACCTCGGGGTCCTTGTCTTCAGGCCCCTCGGAAGGTTCGTCGTCGGGATTGACGACGTTATCGAGGAGATAAGCCACAGCGTTCTTCTGCTCTTCATTCAGAGTATCAAGAACGTCCTGAATGGACTTTTTATCGTCAGACTTATCGTCCTCTTTCTTGGCTTCGGGCTTGGATTCTTCCTCGCCTTTCTTGTCACCGGCGTCATCGGCATGTTCCACTTCATCGGTCTTCTTCTCTTCCTCAGAGTGCTCGATCTCAGTGAAAAGCTCAATTTCATCACCGGTATAGATAATGCCCTGTTCAAGGTCCACGGACGTGGTGCCATCCGCATGCACAACCACGGAATCGATGAACGCGCCAGGATTGGCTCCGGCATAAACCAGACTGACCTCACGGATCATGCCGTGCAGCACAGTCTTTGCTTCTTCCTTCAGCTGATTGGCGTAGATAGACAGCGCGTTAATGTCGCCGTGAAGCACAAGCTTCTTGGCATTTACGCCGCTATCCGTATCATTGAAGAAGCATTCAACGCGCATGGAACCATCCCGACTGTGCAGGATGCCATAGCCAAGAACGCTGTCAGGAGTGGCATGATTGTGATTCCAAACAATCGGAACCCTGGCACCATCCTGATGGGCAAAAGCATTCTTGGCGATCAGACGACCATCGGAACAACGCATGTCTGCCTTAGTCGCCCAACCGGCGAAATCATACTTTTTATCCATTTTGACCTGTCTCCTTATCTTTGTTGGTTTCTTCCGTTCCCGGCCCAGAGCCACCCGGCAGCAACGCCTGCTTCTCCTCAGAGGAAGCACTCAGATTCTTGTTCCGCAGCACATCAGCATTCGGATCATCGCTGGGCTTCATACCAATAACCTGTCTGATCTCATTACTCGTCATGATCTCATTACGGGTAAACTTATCGGCAATTTCGGCAATGTCGTTGACCGGCACCAGCTTGAACGGATCACGGAAGAAAGTCACAGTTTGCCGCTGAGACCTGGCCGTCTGTGTAAGGAATTTCCGGTTCATCTCATCCACGATGGCAGAAAGGATCGGCTCAATCGTTCTGTTGTAATAGTTCAGCATGGTCTTTTCATCAGCGGTACCATCAAGGATCGCCTGTGTAATGCCAAGCTGACTAAAGAACATGCCCATGAGATACTCAATCTGTTTCATCAGATTGTTCTCAACAGGTCGATTGAGCTGCGTAATGTGCTCGGTTCCATCAGTGTATGCGATACCATACTTCCCTTCGGAAAGCTGCTTCTCGATGTCCTTACGCCGTTTCTCGGCTTGCTCACGACGAGCTTCGGTCTTGATGATGTAGGGCAGCTGGATAATCAGATCGAGCTTTCCACTGCTGGTCTGCTCGTCAACCACATCCAGCAAACTCAACTTGCGCGTAAGGCGCTTATAAATCGAGTTGGGCTCATTCATCACGGCATACATCGGATTCTCGATAAGAGGCACGGTCGATTTTGGAATGATAATCTCCTGATGGCGGCCAATCTCGTCATTGTAGACTTCGACCTTCACATGACGTGGATACCACTCAACAACCTTGCCGGTACGCATGGTATAGACCTTGAAGTTTCCGGAATCATTCGGTTCGTCGTCGGCATCAGTCGGTACGGCTGCGACACATCCTTCATCGAGCATACTTGCAACCAGGTCCTGAATAAAGGCTCGGCCGGTCTGGTCGATGTTGGCTTCAACCGTCAGACAGTTATTAAGACCGGAATCGATCGTTTCCTTATAGCGGCCATTCTCGTCAAGCCGGACATGCCGAATACTCATGGACGCTGCGTCCATCGCAATCCGGTTATAAACGGCAGTAACGATAGATCGTTCATTACCTCGCGAGTAATGCATTCGATCCGGACGCCGGCCATAGGATGGGCCAATGGTATAACCATACTGAGTGGGATCTTTATTCTTGAAGGTGTTCCAGGCATGTTTAAGCCTGTCCATCAAAGCCATGTCGGTTTTCCTCCTATATCTCGAATTGGAAATGGGCATAAAAAAAAGACCGCAGGTCTAACCTACGATCTTTGGCAGAAGCCGAATTAGAGTTTTGTTATCTGATCTTCCCGACAGTCATATAGTGGAAAATCGCCATTATAAGCAGAAGGATCATTAACCCTCGTTCACTGCTTTGAACGGTATAAACCGGCTGCCCATCATCTCCGGGATAGATGTCTACGATGTTTCCTGTCACGTTCTTATGTTCGATACGAACGTGGTCAAATAACTCGAAAGCCATATCAATCCTCCTCTAAGCGCCGGTCAATGTAAGCGGTGATAAAACGCGCAGACGCATCCGGCCCGTCGTTCTGCCAAACGGTTCTGAACAGCTTTTGTGCTGTAACACCGAGTGACATTGGAATGCTGAATTTTTCTTTGGTCTTTCCGATTTGCATAGAATCCCGCTTCTTGGACAGATCGAATCCTTTCTCAATGTCGCGGAAAAGCTGATCAGAATCGGAAGGCTTGTATCCAACACTAAAGAATTCTTCAGCATGATCTGTTCCGGCTTTCAGACACCATGAAGTGAACTTCTTCTGGTCGACTGTAAAGCCTTTGGAGCTCTGATAGACTCCATCTACTATTTTAACAGCTTCTTCAGCTTTTTCAACAGCCGATTTGGTCACATGACCGAGCTGTTCTGGAGTTCGGCGAACACCCCACTTCATGCCTTTGACGCCGTGATGGCAGAGGACGCCGCCCAAGTAATGTTCATAAATCATTCTCAGTCAAACGCCTCCCTGTTCACCTTATAGGCTACATAGCCGTCAAGCATGGCGGCAACGGCATCGATCTTCTGCTCGTAGCGCTTCTTAAGGAGCTTGCGGTTTCCATTGGTGTCCTCAAGCGCGATACAGTTTCCCATAGCAAACGTCATCAGCGTTTCATCGAAAATCAACATCCTTTCTTCAGACAGCTTCTTGAGTTCACCGAGCGGCACAGATTCTGTCCTCGCGCCCTGAATGACTTTTTCAATCGCAAAAGGCCCGTTCTCGCTTTCCCAGCGAGCCACAAAGTCTTTTGCGTTGTATGGGTCGTAACCAAAAGCGCGAACATCATACTCATTCTCGGTAATGTAATTGTCGAGATCATCATAGACCTGCATCATATCAAGAACGGTACAATCCATAACCACGAGGCTGCCCTCACGAATGAACTCCTCATACTTGGTATGCATAGCGGCGGGAAGCTTATCAAAGGTAAGCTGTGAGATGTAGTTGCGAGTCTTAATGCCGAAACTGCCATCGCCCAGCGGAAACAGGAATGTGAACGCACAGAAGTCATCACCCTGCGAAAGGTCAGCGCCAAGAGCGCATGGCATCTTCCAGAAGTCATGATGACCTTCATGCACCTGAATTTCTTCATAGGAGAAGAAATAGGTATAGCCCTCCATGGGAATACCAAAGCGCTTGGCCAGGGTGTCGTTCCGCTCGTGAGGGGATTTTTCGATGTTATCCACATCGCGCTGATAGGTTTCATAGCTGACAGTCTTTCCGAGATTCGGATTGGCTTTCAGCCACATTTCTGGATGGGCAACTTCCTCGATAGAATCGAGCTTGTAATACCAGATACTGACCCAGGGCTGATCCAGTTCGCCGCGAAGGATCTTCATCAGCTGCATTTTGATGGTATCGCCGATCGCGTTGCGAACGGTACCCTCGGAGCTGATGGCAACGATCAGATAGTCGTCAATCTTGGAGGAGCCTTGCTCAATCGCACCGACAACATTCTCGCGAACATCACAGGACAGCCATTCGTCGATCGTGGCGATCTTAGTTCTCATGGATTGCAGCTTGTCAATGGACATTGGCACGGTTTCAATCCGGCTGCCAGTCAGGAAATTCTCGATGCCCTTTTTGGTGCTGGCGAGCTTAACCCGATTGGCACGGGAACCAGTGGTGTTCTGCAAACTGCCTTCCGTCAGGAACTTAAACAGCGGTCCTCTGGCGCGAGTAATGGAAGTGCGAATGGGCGATAGGGTCTCATCAGCCTGACGCATGGTATATGCGGTAGCGATCTGATGAGTTGTACTGGTATCGATGTTGAGGAAATAGCTTTGGATGCAGCTGGCGTACATCGTCTTCGCTGCACCTCTGGCAACGATCAGGTACTGCTTGTTACATAGACGTTTCTTGATGAGTTTTCGGCGATAACGCATCCTGCCATCCTCGCTGGTTACTGGAACCTTTTGTTCCACAAAGTAATACCAGCCAAAGATGTCCTCAGCCCAGAGCTTAAAGCTGTCCAGAAGTTCAAGATCCGAACCATCAGTTAGTGTCAGCTCTTCTTCACAATATGCGATAAAACCCTCAACAGCCTTATCATCATAGTAGTACATCGGATTGTCGATCAAAGCATCAATCCGATTCATTTGGAGTTCAACCTCTTGGTTGATTGGAATCTGCCCAGCGATTACGGCATCTCGAAATCTGCCGTAATACTTTGGGACGGCTGTATTCGATAATGCCATGGATCACCACTCGCTTTAAGAATGTCCGAACCAGCCAGAGATGGTTCCCCAGTTGTTCTTAAGCGTGATAACGGTGCTGGATGCTGCGGCAACACCGCCTGCAACCTTGAGAGTGGAGGAGAGGATCTTCCTGCCTCTCTCGACACGAGTCGGATTCATCTGAGAATACTGTTTCTCCATATTAAGCCGATTCAGACGAGCACGCAGTTCTGCATCGCTCATCTTCTTCACGCTTTTGGTATCATGGGCTTTCTTGTAGTCCTCGTGAGAATCGTCATCTTTCTTGGCAGATTTGCTTCCGGTCCTATGACCAAGCTGTTCCGGGGTGTGCCGGACACCCCATTTCATGCCTTTAATGCCGTGGTGCCAAATTTCTTCCGCCATCGGAAGCACACTCCTTTCTTTTGGGCATAAAAAAAGACCGGCCCGCC